CTCCGAAGTTCCTACACGGGATATGGAACTTACTTCACGAGCCATTTGAGCCTCTCTTTAGTTGTAGAACACAGTGCCGCGGTGATAGCCGTGTTGACAGAGATAAAAATATCGCTGACACGGATACCTTCGGCAGGAATGTTCACGGAGTGTGAATCCGACGCTTTAAAATCCAGATCAAGCACTGTTTCTCCGCCACTACCGTCAGTTATGGTAAGACGCGGCGTACCAGTGGCAGTTAAGACTTGAATTTGTCTAATCCTAGCTGGACCAACGGAAGCAGAACCAGTGGCAGTCAGGCGTTTCGCCTTTACATCAGAACCCGCCATATCAGCCTCCTATTAGTTTTGCTCTACGCCGTCATTCGCCATTGCATATGTAATGATGCCTGTGAATGTGCCGCTTGTAGCCGCTGAAGCGCCAACATTTGCAGTCACTGTAGCATTTGCAGCAAGACCACCAGCAACAACGAGCGCACCCGCTGCACCTGTGATTTCACCTTTAACGTCTACAGGAAGTTCGTTTGCAATGCCGTCTGGATCAGCAGAAGTACCCAAATCAATTGTTGGGTTTGTGCCGCCTGCGGCAGCGCCAACTGTCTGAACAGACATGATAACCGCGCCTGCTGGGATTGTAAGTGTTTCACCCGCTGAAGCTGATGTGCCAATGCGAACATTGGTTGCGCCTGTTGCGGTTGGGTCACATGAGAATTGCACAGCTTGAACGACGGGCGCGGGTGTTACTGTACCGCGTGTGCCTCCGCCATATGAGCGGACGACGCCGCCGAAGGTCGTGTTTGCCATTTTTATCTCCTGTCGTGGCAAGTGTCAGATCACGATGATCTGTCAGGGATTGACAAATTATAGCTTAAATTTTCTTCTAACAAAAGAGGCCCTTTATTCTCTTGTGTAATGAACGAAAATTTGGAGCGTTTTCCGCAAGCCTTCCACAACGGGAAGGACTCGATGCTCTGTTCCACCTTTTATGCAAACCGCACGTCCTGCTCGTGGTTCCACAAAAACCGTTGGATAAACTCCTTCATAGCTTTTATCTAAACGAACCTCTAATTCTCCACCTGAAACGTCATTAAGATAAATAGTGCAAGCTACGGGAAAAGCGCCGTCATTGTGCCAATCCATACGCCCGCCTTCCGGCATTTCATAAGCGTGAACGCAGTATTCCGGACGGGCCCCCTCAACTTTAGGGAAAATTTCCATTTCCATAAGGGCATGAAAAAGAACCGCGTCTATGCCGGAGGGTGGAATATTCGGGTCGTATATGTCAGGTCCTTCGGTGTTCTCTCTCTTCCAAGAGTCCCATTTGTTGAACTGCGGGTCAGTGTTTAGTTCATCTTCAGCGTTTCTCAAACCACCCTTTGTTTTTGAGTATTTCCCCTGAAGCGCGGCATGTACTTGGGTTAAAAGTTCTAAGTCAAGCTCGTCGTCAGAAACTAAAAGCTTCTCCGCATAAAGTTGTCTAGGCATTTACCCCTCCTAAAAAACAAAAACTAGCATAAAAAAAGGGCGGCTGTGAAGCCGCCCTTTGTATTCAACGTGTCAGTGCTAGGCTCCTTCGGTGCCAAACACACAACGCCAGTCAGAGACGCCGAAGCTGTAACGCTCACGGGCCTTGAAGCGCATGTTACCAGTGTCAAAGTCGCCTTCCATGGCGGTTTTGATTGGTGAACGGTTAAACATCTTGAAACCGTTTGGTGCGTCTGTCTTGATGAAGAACGCATCAGTGTCGGTCAAGAAGTGGTTAACCACTGCACCTTCTGGAAGCATACCCATTGACTTCATTGCGTTTGTATCGTTGTCGGCGGTGCCGGAACGAAGATTTGAGTTGATTACACGCTCTGCAATGAACTGAAGTTCCTTTGGAATGATCAGCTTCATGCCGCGTACAGCAACTTTCAAACCACGCTCATCAGTGAAGCCTGCAATGTCAATCAGCATTTGCTCAAGAGAAGTCTCGTTGAGGTCCGCAGCTACTGAAAGCTGGTTGCGCTGGTTGCCAGACAGTGATGGGTGAGCAGAAGAACACAAAGCAGCGCCGTCACCGATTGGTGAGCCAGTGCTGAAGGCGTTGTTCAGGATAGACGCAGCTTTAATTTGCTTTGTCTGAGCCATTGAACGGGCCAGAGCCTTTGTGTAACGAGATGCGAGACGATCATAGAGGTTGTCCTCAATAGCTTCCTCAGTGATTGAGAACGCCAAAGCGATTGTCTCATGTGTGTATCGAGCCGTGTAGGTTTCTTGAGCATCATCAAACTGAATAGCTCCACCCTCTGATTTAACAGGGGCGGTTGTGAAACCCCCAAGCATCACCTCTTCTTCAAAGGCCCGGTCCGAAGACTCTTCCTCGAAGATTTCAGCATGCTCGTTCTCGTAGCGATTGTATTCCAGACCGAACAGAGCGTTCAGACCCGGCTCTAGCTCTTTAGCTAGTTGTGCGCGAGAAATAGCCATTGTCTAATTCTCCCTTCCTTATATGCCAGTGCTGTTCGCTGTAGTCTGTGAATCAGAGCTAGAGCAAGGCGCATTGTGGTGGAAATTAAACCGAACAATATAGTTCACACCCGCTGCATCATAGTCAAGGTTGGCTTCATCAGTGGTGAGGCCAACAATACGCATGAAGAGCGTTGCCGTTGTAGCGACAGAGGAAATATCAAGTTCAGCGGTTGAACGTCCGGTATTAGTTGAACCGGAAGTTGCAGTTGCCAGAGATGCGTTAGCAAAAACATTTGACAGTGCTGTTGCACGGTCTGTTGAGCTACCATCTGCGGCTACCATGAACAACTGGTTTGGGTTGTCCGCAACAAAAGCTTTGACAGGGTAGTTTGTGTCAACGCTGACGTTGTTTGAACCGGGCCAGTAGTTTTTCCAAACAGGCTTTTTAGAAGCACTGTCAACATATTCGACACCCATAAGGACGCCAAGGGCTGGAACTGTACCACCGTTTGCATTACCAACGATGTCAATTACACCCGCGGCAAGCGGGATAACTGGTGAATACTGGTAAATAGCATTCGTCTCGTCAGATGCAATCTCATACTGAGTTACACCAGTAGTGTTCGCACCAGCACCATTGAGTCCGATTGGGCGCAGACCAAAAGCGGTATCTTGGTTTGCCATTTTTTTCTCCAATCAAGCCCTAATTCTTAGGGCCTCCAAAGGTTACACGCGATTGACGATCAGGCTTATTGATCGTCATTGTAGAGTGAGAATTTTCCCGCATCATATCGTGATCCACCGCGTCCATCTGATCTTTCGTCCTACCATCAAAGTAGGCTTTCCGTTCAGCAACGGTTTCCAACGGAATACGAGCGAGAACTAATCCGCCAACTCCAAACACACCAGCATATTTACCTGAATCAATGACGGGAGCCTCGAAATCGGGATACTCATCTTGGCGAACCAGTTCGTAGCCTTCGCGTAGACGTGCAGAAATGTTTTTCTGATCGTCAAAGCCACGCACTTCGGCCCTAATCCAACGATGCTTATACCCATCGGGCGCAGGCGGTGCGTCTAGCATAGACGGGGGAGCCCAAGGCTTGCGCCTCGTCTCTTTCTCCCTTGTCTTACTAGCACGGGAACTCCGATCAATGCCGTCAGTCTTTGTGATTTCGATTTCAGACATCAATCTTACTCCTTAACGTACTTAGCATATTCCTCAAGAGGGACACCAAGTTTCTTGGCAATCGCAACTTGAGAAGAGGTCAACTTGACCTTGCGGCGTCCAGAATTGTTGGCAGTTCTAGATGCAGAGGCAACCGTCTGAACGGGTCGGGACCCCTGCGAACTGGATTTTTTAAGCTTATGCGGAAACTCTTCCGCAATCCGCTTGTCGAGTTCAGTATAATACTCATCGGAGTTAGGGTCAAACCCTTCTGTTTCAACCAACTCTTTGTGTATACCAAAAGCAGCATACGTCATGGTCTGGTCTTTACCAAACCATTCGTTACGCTCCGCCCAATCCTCTGCTTTAGGATCTGGACGTCTCTGTTGCGGGGCTTCTTGTGGCGCGGCTTGAGGAGCCGGAGCTTCGCTTTCTTGGTCAAACCTAGATTGAGCTTGACGAGCCCGCTCTTTAGCAAGTGTAAGAGATGCTAACCGCTCTTGTGCTTCAACCGCGGCATCCGTGTCCCCAATGGACATCGCTTGCCGAAGCTGATTTTTAGCCGCGGCCAGTTCACTTTCAACTCGACCAGAGTATTCCTGCACATATCCTTGGTCCAAGCTCTTCATACGCGCTTTAAGCTCTTCC